GTGACGTGACAGAAGGCTCTCAAGAACTAGCGTGTGTAGGAGGCGCGTGTGAGATAGCCTAAGTAAATCATGATTTACCTAACTAGCCCCTCTATTGTGAGGGGCTTTTTAGTTCTATCCTATCTTCTAAACCACGCTTAATTATTTCTTCGTTAATAAACTTACGAGCAAACTCTGGATCTGTTCTTCTAAGATTAGCAGCATACATGTTTCTTGCTCTAGTTCTTGCCTTATCAGAATATACTTCCATCATTCTTCTTCTAATAGACTTTGGTGCTTTTCTGTAGCCTTCAGAGTTCATAAGAGCATTCAAAGCTTGCGTTGTAAAATCAGCAGATAACTTTCTATACTCAGCTAGCTGTTCATTAGTCAACTCAATACTCTTAAGCTTCTTCTGTGGTCTTGATATCTCTACGCCAAGATCTTCAAGTTCTCTTTGCAGTGGAGTACGCTCTGATTCTTTCTTAGTAGCAAAACCTGTAGTAGCTTGTTGAATATCTGTCTTTCTTGCTTCACCAAAAGCACCATACTCTACAGGTAACTGCTCTCTAAAAAACGGGACACGCTGCTGTAGTCTTTCACCCATAGTCGTTGCCTGTCTTTCGTGGTCATCTAATACACGACCAACCTCATTCAACAAGGCAGGAGTTAGCGGACGTAAAGCTGTGTTAGCAAATGTCTGGTAGTTCTTGTCAGGCTCAGAAAGCATATCAAACATGGTAGCAAAACCTTCCATGAATGTTTTCTGTAGAATGTTTGTTTTTAAGCTTGACAGAATTCCCACTACAGTCTCGCCTAAGAAGTCTTTATCTTCAGGTGGTCGAGGATCGTTGTTGTAATCTTCCCAAGCTTTCTTTAGATCAGCAGCTAAACCAAATACTGTAGCGATTGGTTCAAGACGAGACAACTGTACCCAAGTGTCACCAAGCAAGACAGAGTTAGGTTGAATGCCTTTGTCTTTCCACTCCTGCGCTTCAGCAGCGTCTTTCGGGTTACCTGTAGCGTAACCATTCTCATACATAGACATGACACCCAAGAACATAGAACCTCCAAGAATCTGTCGAGGTATTAGTTCTTCCTTTGTCATTGGAACTATCTCACCCTTGCTAAAATATTTAGGGCGAAGCACTACAGGCACTACAGGAATATAAGTAGAGCCTTCTTTAATGATGTTCCAAGGAGTCTTCATGAACGGAATGAAGTATGTTAGTGCTGCCCCTGTCCAGCTATCCCCGTGACGTAGCTTAGAAATCTTGTCTACTGATCCGTGTAGACGAGACTGAAAAGTATTGTCAAGAGCAAACTCTTTTACTGTCTCGTAAGGAAGCATGTCGCTTTCATCTGTCCCAAATACTTTAGCTAGATTACTTTCTAACTTACTAAATGACTTTTGAATGTCTTTATATCGAACACCTTTAGGGTCTACACCTTCTAAAGATTCTTTCTGATACTGTTTGTACAGATCAGCGTATCTTCCTTTACCTTCGTTTGCTTCTTTTCTAGCCTTACGAGCAGCCATCTCAGCTATTTTCATTCTACGAAAACGAGCTTTACCGTACTCGTCTACAGCCACTGAGACTTTAGTAGGTACGTTGATAACACCTAAGCTTGGGTGAGAGTTCGTAATGTAGTCGTAGTTCTCACCTAGAAAGGATTCAATTAACTCATCAGTTTCTTCTTTAGTTCTTGGCCTATTTTTAAATATGTTTGCTAGCTCTTCAGGACTTTGCTTAGAGCCTTTAGCTATTTGTCTTTCTGCAAAGGCACGAGAAGCTGCATCAATAATAGTTTTTCTAGCTTCTGTTGCCGAGATATTCTTAGCATTAGCAATACGAGTTACTTCAGTACGAATATCTAAAGGTTTACCACTAGCCCATCCTGCTTTAAGGTAGTGCATATCAGCACCCCAACCATCAAGCATAGCCTGAGTAATAGCGCCTAAGTCTCGTAGAGATCTATCACCTTTAGTTATCTTTAAACCGTCAGTAATAGAACCAATAGCGTAGGTCATTGGACGTAGTATACTCTGCAGCATAACAGAAGCAGCGTTAGCTGCAGGAGTCATAGTACCTGACAAGTAGCCATTGATTACAAAACTAAGCCCAATCTCTCTTACCCTTTCTAGTGTAGACCCATTTTTAAGAGCCGCACGTACAGCTTCAATAGTTGCTTTATCATCCAACAAATCAAACGCAGCATCTACAAGAGTTTCTGTTCTATCTAGACAAGCATCACTACTATATTTACCCATTAGCACTTCAACCCTAAGAATAAGTTATCGACTGGTTTTCCTTTTTTAATTGTAGCGTCTTGACTTTTACGTATGTTCTTTGCTCTATTATACTGACGCAATGCTGCAGAGGCTTGAGCACGTTGGTCGAGTCTAACATTGGCAATGTAATTATAGAACTGTAAATCTTGTACAGCCTCTAAACCTTCCTGACTGTCTAGATTCTTAGCACGTATAAGCCTACGAAGTTTTGTCATTGTAGCGGGTATGGCTGCTTCAGCTTCATCAAACAAAGGCTGAAGTATTTCCATCTCAGTAGCGTTAAACATTTGTCTGTTATCTACACGTTCCTGTACAAACTCCATCAAACTGTCGTAGCTCTGTCCTATTCTTTTCTTTAGCTCTTCAGCTAAATCTTGTATATTTTTAACTGTATATCGCCCATCAGCTACACCACTAATTTTAGCAATCTGTTCTTTAGATGCCATTCTTCGTAGTGCTTGACGGTGACGCTCCATAGGGCTTAAGTCAAAACCTTCATCACGTACCATCTCTTTTTCAGAAACTTGTTTACGTGTCGTGACAGACTTAACCAATGCTTCTGTATCTACACCTTCTCCAGCTTCTTGAGAAAAGACAGCAGACGGTCTAGCTTCTGCAGAACCTGCTGAAGTTCCTCTAGGTTGAAGACCTGTTCTGACTTCGTAGTCCTCTACAATATCATCCTCTGTCTTAGGAGGAGCAGGTTGAACAGGCTCTTCTACAGGAGGCTTCTCTGCTTGTCTTGCTTTGTACTCTTCAAACTTAGTGGTGTACTCTTCTTTGCGTTTAGCATTCTCTGCAAGTCGAGCCTCTACAATTCTGTCATACGTAGGAGTAGCTGTTCTAGTGTAGAAAGCATCTAACTCTCTTTGTGCCTTAGCTAGTTTATTCTCAAGAGCTTTGACAGACTTAGCATCCATCTTTTTATTTTTACTATCTGCAACTTTACTCTTTAAAGTTTCAACACGGTTCTGTAATTTAGCTTTAGACTCATTGATCTTAGTTAAGTTCTTAAGATTCTTAAGCTCAGCGTCTGCTTCATTGTAGCGTTTGTTAAGTTTAAGTTGATCATCTAAACCATCAATTCTGTCTTTGTATTCTCCAATACGAGACAGTAGAGTATTTAAGTAGTTTTCATTTTGTTTCTTTTGTTTCTGAGTTGGAGGAGCACCTTTTTTTATAAAGTTTTGAAAGCGTTCAATCTCTTCTTCTGTATCAGTAACAAGTTTATTTAGTTGTGTTTTACCTGCCTCAATAGCTTTAAGCTCATCTTCTGGCATCTTGTTAAATGCCATAGTGTTAAGGTCTTGTTGTACAATCTCAAAAGTTTCAGACTTAATTTCTTCTTCACTTTTAAAGTTTGGTGTAGGGGGTTCATCGAGAACATCAGCTACTTCTTCATCTACTTTAGCTGCAGTATCTTCTGCAATCTTAGCAGCATCTTCTCCACCAAGAATCTTTGCAGCTGCTCCACCTAAAGCACCGCCTAAGCCTGTACCAGCAGCTACATTGAATGCTCGACTGTCTCCAAACTCTTCATAGACAGGCTCTAATGCTCCAGCAGTACCTCCTACTACAGCGCCTCTAGCTGCAGCAGTGCCTACTTTAGAAGCAAAAGATATTGGTTTTAGAAAAGCAGCAGGAAGCGTGACAGGGTCTGCAACACTACCAAGAAGAAGACCTGAGTAACCTGCCCAAGGGCTTTGCTCAAGCTGAACACGGTTCATAAACTCTTCTTCATAGGTGTTCTGAAAACCTATGTCAGTTCCTGCATACTCGTCTGCTAGTTGACTAAGACCACGCGCTGAAGATAAAAACCCTTCACTCGCTTGATCAAAAAAAACCTCAACAGAGCTTTCTTCTGGTAATTGTTTAGCAGCCTGTTTAATAAGATAGTTATCAATTTCACTATACTTAATATCAGCAGGTACTAAAACATCACCTAATACAGGATGCTTTACTAAACGCGGTGCAGCCATTAGCGACCTCGCTGTTGTCTAACACTTGCCATTGGAGGTTGAATTGAAGAAACAGGAGGAGCTCCTTGGAATACAGCATTTCTTCCTATGCGTTGTCCTCCTGTAAACATACCGCCTTCTGTTGGAATTGCTTGACCAGATCGAGTAGTAGGAGCTGGCTCAGGAAGTTCGGCTTGTCCTCCAACTTCTCCAACACCCCTCCACTTTTCTACAGTAGCTGGATCAAGCTCTACTTTTTCATCATCTATAATTTCAAAAGGCTTTCCGTCAGTATATGAAACCATTCTGCGTTTGCCTTTCTCATCTAAAAAGTACTCTATTGTTTCTTGTTCAGCTGCTTGGTTTAATCTTTCATTGGTAATACCAGCAGCCGTTGCAGATTTTATAGCTTCTTCAGGAATTATCCAGTTACCCTCAGCATCTTTTACTTGAGTCATTGTTCTTTGCACCGTAGTAAACTGGTTTGGTATGGGTTCGTTTGTAATTGGATTTAATACAGGAACTTTTTCTACATAAGAAATATTTCTAGTTTCTGCTTGAGCCTTAGAAGCTGCTGTTTGAGCTTCAATACGAGCAAGTTCAGCTGCTCTTTTGGGAGCATCTATAGCTTCTTGTCTAAAAGCCTCACTCATCTTAACAGCAGATATTGGATCTACCTTAGCCAAAGCAGTAAGTAAAGCTTTCTTACCTTCTGGTGTAGACGTATCAATACCCTGTATAGCAGAACCAAACTGCTCCATTGGGCTACGCATATCATTACCTAATATGCCTCCTAAGCCCATACCAAACTGCTGAAGCAATGGATTAGTTATTCCAGCAGCTTGCATTGCATTACGTTGACGGGGGTCTGCGGGGATTGCTCCACCGCCTTGACCGAGTGTTTGTAGTCCTGTCAGAAGACCACTTGAAAATCCTAATGCCATTGTAGTGTCTCCTTAATCAAAGATACCTTTAATTCCTGACCAAACATCGCCAAGATTAATTCCACTAAACAGACCCCCTGTGGCCGCCTGTTGAGTACCACCAAGAGCTGATGCAAGAGCAGCAAGACCTTGACCACCTAAGTTGGCTCTGCCTAACTGTGATTGCAAGTAAGCATCCAAACCAGCCATTTCAGACTGAGCTTGTAACTGAGCAGCTTGTCTGCGTCCTACATCAGACAGACCAGCAACACCCATGCCACCCTGAAGAACATTAAGTAAGGAAGACTGAGGCATGTAAGCAGCACCTAACATTCCTTGACCTAAACCAGCAGCTTGTTGTTGTTCTGCTAGAGCTTGCTGTCGAGCCTGTAAACCTAACTGATTGAGCTGTTCTTGTTGTGCAGTAGCCAGTGCTAGCTGTTCTGGTGTAGCCCCGCCATAGGCTGCTGAGGACGTTCCAAGACGACCCTGTGCTGCTAGTCTCTCTTCAAGAGCAAGTTGCTGACGTTGACGCTCAGGAGCTGCAACCTCTAACATACGGTTGTAGATGTCCTGTTCAGTTTGTGCAATAGGCATTTGAGCCTGTTGATAAAACTGACTAGCACCACCAAAGAGCTGATTCTGTAAAGCTTGCTCTTCAGGTGATAGGGTCATTTTAGTACTACCTTGAGAAGTAGTAGTAATATTTCCACCTGTAGTACCTGCAACAGTAAACGGTACAAAGCGAGTAGCTTCAGCAGCCTGTTGCCCTATACGTTCAGCACCTGTCTGTGCTTGTCTTCCAAAGGAACTTAGGTCATTCATTAGGTTTCTGTAACCTGCACCTGATAAAATAGTGCTTCCTAAAGTCCCTAAGTTGACATTGCCTAACTTACCCAAAAGCTCACTGAAAAACCCACCAGCGGCTCCTCCTTGCTGTGACGTTGGGATATTTACAAAATCACCAGCCCCAATAAAATCAAGGTAATCCTGAATGCTTTCAAAATCAGTAGGGTCTGCCATTAGTAGCTACCTCCATCAATCGTCATAGTCACTGTACCTGTGGCAGTTAATGCTGCCATAGTAACAGTACCTGTAAACGTAGGAGACGCTAAGTCAGCCTTACTGTTCACAGCAATTTCAATCTTGTTAAACTCAGTATGAAACTCACTACCGAGAATAACAGCATTGGTTGAGTCTTTATTTTGAAAGACATCCGTATAGTTGTAATCACTCATAGCATTCTACCTATCAAAGCCTGTATGTTTAATTCCTGTATTGAAAACTCTGTACCATTAATAGGTATGTCAAGTCCTACATTAACCACTGTACCATTACCTGTAGAGTTTATATTTGGTGTATTAATTTTAACACCACCAGAGTATGTGCCTATGCTGTACTGAGCAGTACCAAAGTACGCAGGTACACTAGAACCTAAAGTTATAGCCTGACCTGTATAGTTATCAGAATAGTTATAAGACCATTTGATATTTGCTACAGTACCTGAACCACCAATTAGTGTAGGTTTAATTTTCTTTAGAATCTTAGTACGAGCAGCATCACCAAAGGACAATGAGTTGCTTAGGTACTCCATTAAATATGTTTCACCATCATCGTAATACGTATTGTACTTTCCAATACCTAATGCACTGCCTATTAGAAAGTCACCGTTGTCTCTACGTAGGAAACACTTGAATCCTGTGTTAGGCCAACGTGTAACTCTAAGAGTACCATCCTCCAAAGCACCTCTAGTGTCAAAGCAATAGAGTGTGTTTAGTGTTGGGAAGTTCAATAAGTAAAACGCATTCTCTGCACTGTATGCGGAGTTTATGTTGACTCCTGCCGCAGATACTACGGAGAATAAGTCATTACGAATGTTCTTACTGATGTCACGCATTGGTGCTGACTTTTCCTGAATAACACGACCGAGTGACTGAACACCTACGTGTGACAGGAAGATTAGATCAGTACCTGTAGGCTGAACAGAATCTCTAGCAACACAACCAATACCGTTAATTGTATCAGCTAACGCCATAGTTGCAGGAGACTCCGCACCTTGGTAGAGAATGATTGATCTTTTACCAAAAATAACTAGAAAGCCGTTGTGTGCTGCTAAGGCAGTAATCTCATCATAGCCATCAGGCCAGACCTTAGACAGATTAATAGAGCCTGACGTACCACCAGACCATGCTGCACCAATCAATAGATCTGACCAGTACACTGTAGACTTGTCTGTAGCTGTGTCAGCCATCCACATACGACCAAACGCACCTAAGGCACAGTTAGCCTGTGGTGCAGTCCCAGAAGCTCCTGTGTGGCTTCCTATAGCCACTACAGACGTACCATTGTATACTAGAGGATTGTACCCGCTTTGTACTAAGTAGATGTCCTGATTAAACGGAACCATCTGCCAGTTGTCGTCAGTGATAGTGTGTGCACCAGTAACGTCAGTGAGTGTGTCAGTACCTGTAAAGAGTTTATTGTTACCTGCTGATAAAACTGTACGTGTTCCGTCAGTCTCCTCAAGTTCAGCCATGACAACAATAGACTCACCACCTAAATCAGTAACGTCATCTGTTAAAGTTTCAAAGCCTTTACGAGCACCAATACGACCATACTGATCAATAATGCAGTTGTCAGCAACGGAAGCAAAGGAAGGATCACCATCAATAGGACTGTCCTGTGTGTTCAGTCCTTTGAAGGCTGGTGCTCTAATTGTAATATTCTGTAGCTGTTGTGCCATAGTTACACCGCCACATATATAAGTTCTTCAGGGTGTCTGTTAGCGTCTATTGCTATAGCGTCAGATAAAGACTTATCAGCAATAGCAAACAGTTCTTGTGCTGAAGTTCCCCCTGTCTCTCCACGCTCTCTAGCAGCAAACGCTGTAGCTAAGTGAATGATGGGTTTAGTTGGCAAGATTACACTAGAGTTGTCTGATTCTAAGTCGTCAGTTCTTGACACTGAATTAACTACTAAATTATAAACACCATCAGGACGTGGATATACTTCAAGAATAGCAGACCCGTTTGCCAGTACTCCATTAAACTGGTAATAAGCTGGAGAGCCATAAACAACAGGATCATTAAAGTATGTTTGTTTATCAAACCAATCTTTACTTTGTTGCTTCATAAAAGCGTTTGAAGTATCGTTCAATACAGATTTGATTTCAGAAGCCTGATTAACATTTGATAGAGTGTAATTGCCAAGATCAAAAGAAGACGTTGTTACTATTGTAGTTGAACGTAAAGCACTCCAATCCCAAGCACTCTCTACAAAGTCTTTAGCATCATTAACAAACTCACCTACCAAACTAGAGTAGGCATTTTCATTTACTGTGGTTACTGTGCTTTCACGTAGTCTGACTAAGACTTTGTTTACCAGTTCCAAATATGTCATTGTTGTAATCTCGCTATTAATTCAGCTAAGTAGTCTTTAGATTGTCGTGGCATTAAAGGCGTAAGGAGTTCAGGTTTAAAGTCTAAAGACGCCATAAAAGGAGTAGGGGTTATTGTTCTGCCACTACTACCAGATAAAAGCCCTTGACTAAACCCAAGAGATTTTCCTTTTCCTATACCTGCACCTTCTCCTTCGCCATAACCTGCTCCGTATCCTTCGCCATAACCAGCCTCACCAGCGGCTTCAGCAGCAGCTTCTCCAGCGGCTATAGCTTCTTCTGTAGCTGTTTGTGCAGCTGCTAGTTCTGCTTCTAAATTTGAGAGAGCGCCTGTTAAGTCTTCTATTGTAGCGTTTGCTCCAGACAACTCAGACTCAAGATCATTAACTTCACCTTGCTTGTCGTTGATTTGATTTTCTAAATCAGCAACGTTAGCGGCATTGGTTTCAACCGCTTTTTCATACTCAGTTTGTAGATCGTTAAGTTCTATATTGGCTGTTGATAGTCTACTTTCTAGGTCTGTAGCGTTTGCGTTAGCTTCTGCTAGTTGTCCTTGCAACGCTGTGTTCTGTTCAGTGACTGTAGTAAGCTGACCTTCTAAACCTGTTATTGTTGTATTAGCTTCTGTCAACTGACCACGTAAATTGTTTACTGTCTCGTTAGCAGCATTAGCTTCTGCACGTAGCTCCGCAGCATTTGCAGCTCCAGCAGCTTCTGCGGCATCTGCAGCAGCCTGTGCAGTTGCGGCAGCGTCTTGTGCAGCATTGAGCCGACCTGTCAATGTCTCAATAGTTGATAACGCTGTACCCAGTTCTTGTTGCGTACCAGACAGCTGTCCTTGCAATGATTCAATCTGACTGTTAGCATTACCTAGAGCAGTATTAGCGTTGTCTAGCTCACCTTGTAAGCTGTCAGCAATCGCTTGTGCAGCGGCAACTTCTCCACGCAACACATCAGCGTTTGCAGCTCCTGTGGCTTCAGCGGCATCTGCAGCAGTTTCAGCTTCAGCAAGCGCAGCGTTAGCGGCATCTACTTCATTCTGCAAGTTACTTACTTGAACTTCTAATTCGCTTTGATTACCTAAAGCTTTATTTAATTCATTCTGTAGGTCTTGATACTCTTGAGTTGTGGTTACATCAACAGTACCTTCATCCCCTCCCGTAGGAGCACCACCACCTTCTGCGCCTCCTACAGTGCTGTCACCGAGGGTATCACCTTCTAAACCAGCGTCACCAAAGATATCAACTACTTCTTCACCACCGCCTTGCGTAACAGTTCCTGTAGTGCCCTGAGTACCTTCTGTACCACCCGTAGGAACAACTGGAGGAGCTGTAGTGCCTGTACCGCCATTAGTAACAGTGGGGACAGAACCGCCTCCAGCATCTCCTCCACCGCCTGTTGATGTAGGAATAACAGGAGACTCTGGAGTAACAGGAGGAATTACAGGAGGTGTAACATCAATAGTTATTTCTGGAGGTATGTTTTCTACAGGTATCTCTGGTATATCTAAAGTTTCATCCGTTGGTGGTAACGGCGGTTGATCTGGAGCAGTAGTGTCTTCTACAGTAACAGGCTCAGCAGGAACAGTAGTATCACCTGTCTCTGGAGTCACTCTATCAGGAAGCTGTGTAGTTGTCGCTCCTGTTCCCATCATATCAGCATAGTTAAACGTCATCCCTTTCCAGTTAAATGTTTCAGCACCTCCTTCAAAAGCGCTTAGCATTTCTTCATAACCTACAGGATCAACTTGCTGAATAGTTTTAAACCAGTATTCTCCATAAGGAGTTGCTGTCAAGTCTTGAGCAGTTTGATAAATAACACCATCGCCAGACGGCATAGTATACTGAACACCACCGTCACCTGAAACAACAACTTCTTCAACACCTCCAGCAGGAGTATCTGCGGTTAGCATTCCACCGGCAGTGCCTGTTGTAGTATCTACAGTAGGCTCACCTGTTGTTCTACCAGCAAAGATTTCAGGAGTTTCTGTAGTGTCTGCTGTTTGAGAAGACGCAAAGTTTGCAGCGCCTTCTAAAGCCTTTGCCCAATTAGTTCCTAGTTGTTCTGCTGCTGTTTCTACACCTAACAAAGCATTATCTAAAGATTCTTGCACAGACTCCGTAGTCCCTGAGAATTCAGTAGGAAGTCCTGTTTGTGGATCAATCTCGTAATTAGCTGGTAACAACCCACGTATAAACTCAGTAGCGCCAGAAATAAAACCAGACGTCAACGCACTTTGTGTGTCAGCGCCTTGTGCCTTAGCTAACCCAGCTGACGTAATAGCAGCAGCTACCTCATCACTAACACCTAATGCAGTGCCTACGTAGTCTTGAATAGGGCCAGTGATTCCAGCGGTAAACGCTCCTTTGATGACATCACTAAAGTCACCTCCTTGGAACGCTGAGTTCATTGCACCTGTCAACGCAGTTGTTGCTGCTTCTCCTGCGCCTAACGCACCACCAACAACAGGGCCAAGGATTGCTGCCGTAGCACCCAACGTCAACGCCAAGCCAACGTCTCTAAAGGACGTATCCTTAACTTCTACAGTACGTGCCTCTAAACCGCTGAAGGGGTCGTAGTAGTATGTAGAGCCATCATTTGTTTGACGGAACAAGTCTACCCCATACTGATTGTATAGCGCTGCAATCATTGGGTCATTCTTGTACGCATACTCTAAGGCGTCATCAAACCGCAACCCCTGAGTCATCTGAATGTACGGAATAACCTGCTGGAGTACAGGAGTAATTACTGACTGAAACTCTGCCATCTTCTCTGGCGTAGTTCCGTACTTGTCAGCGTTGTTGTATACAGAGCGTTCGTTAGGGGTTGCTGCTTGTAGGTCTATGCCATAGTATTGTGACACAGCTTCCATAGGATTAGCTGCGCCTGAGAGCACCTGATAAGCCGTCTGAGCGCTTTCAGTGCTAATACCACTCTGAGGATTGTCATAGATAGAAAACGTATCAGGAAGCCCTACAGAGGCTCTGAACTCATCTGGCGTACCTTGAAAACCTTGTATAGCTTCGCCTAAATAATAATTGTACGCATAGGTACGATCATCAACATCCATGTTTGGAGACAAACCATTAGCAATAGACTGGCTATATTGATTGTAAAGGTTAGCCCACCCTTCTGGAGTTGTTGGTGCTGGTGCAACACCCGTTAAACTTTGAGTTACGTCTTGATACGTTAGGTTGTCTAAACCTTCCAAGTCAATCCCTGACAAATCTAAGTCTTGTAACAACGACAGATCAATAGCACTAGGATCAAAATTGTTAGCTATGTCATAAACTGAGTTAGTTTCTATAGGTGGTGTAGGAGTAGTATCTTCTTCATCATCCTCTTTTTCATCATCTTTATTAGGATCTGGTGGAGGAGTTACAGGCGTAGTTGGTCTAAGCCGTGGATTAATAAAATTTTTAGGCTCTAGCGCATTACTTGTTGGCAAGTATTGATCAAACAGTCCACTAACTATTGCCACTACTTATTCCCCCACTTAGTTAGTGTTCTTATTCCAAAAGAAGCTGCAACAGCAGCACCTAAGAATGCTTTGTACCAATCAGGCATATCTTCCAACACGTCAAACCCAGCACTGACAATA